TTTGAGTGCTCTGAAGCCGCCCAACGCGCCTTCGGTCAATCGGCTCAAGGCATCTTGGTTCCTGCTGACGTTCTGCGTCAATGGGACAAGCGCGACCTGAACAGCACTGATGATGCTGGTCTGGTTGGTCAGAACTTCCGTCCTGACGCATTCGTTGATGTCCTGCGTAACGCTTCTAGCGTAATGCAAGCTGGCGCAACCATGCTGACTGGTCTGTCTGGCAACGTGAAGATTCCTAAAAAGTCTTCTGCTTCGTCTGGTGGCTGGTTCGCTGAAGGCTCTGCTGCTGCTGAGAGCGAAATGGGGATCACTTCGATCACTATGGCTCCTAAGACTGTCGGTGCTTTCACTGATGTAACCCGTCAGTTGATGATGCAAGGTTCGCCCGATGTGGAAAGCCTGATCCGTACAGACTTGGCTCAAGCTCTGGCATTGGCGATTGACTTGGGTGCTTTGGCTGGTACTGGCTCTAGCGGTCAGCCCACTGGTATTCGTGCCACTTCTGGCATCAACACCAAGGACTTCGCTGCCACCAACCCAACTTTCGCTGAGATCGTTGGCATGGAGACTGAAGTTGCCACTGACAATGCTCTGTTGGGCAACTTGGCCTACATCATGAACGCTTCGATGGCTGGTGCTTTGAAGACCACTACCAAAGATAGCGGCTCTGGTCAGTTCGTGCTGCAAGACGGTCAGATCAACGGCTACCGCGCCATTGTGTCGAACCAAGTTGCTGCTGGTGATGCTTACTTCGGTAACTTCTCCGACTTGCTGATCGGCATGTGGGGTGGTCTGGACATCTTGGTTGACCCATACACTGCTTCGACTACTGGCACTGTCCGTATCGTTGCAATGCAGTCGGTCGATGTGGCTGTCCGTCACGCCGTGTCGTTCTGCTTGGGTGACGCAGACATCGCCTAATGCTGAAATCCTCTGATTGGGGAGCCTCCGAGAGAAATCTCGGAGGTGTTCCGATGAAAGTTGAATTTGTACGCAACACCATGACCAGCGCGGGTAATACTCGGGTTGGTCAGGTTGTTGAGTTGCCAGAACAGGAAGCCAAGCTCCTGATTAAGACAGGCCGATGCGCTGCTTATCAAGAGAAGGTTTTGGCAAATACATCAATTGGCTTGCAAGTTTCTGATGCTCCGCTTATCAAGCGTGGGCGACCTAAAAAGGTGCAGTAATGGCTGTTGAATCTGCTGCTGATCGTTTGGCAATGCTGGCTGATTTCGGTCAGAGCATTACATACACAAGACAAGGTGGCTCACCTGCTACGATCACTGGCATTTTCGACAACGATTATGCTGAAGTTGATGCTGGTGGCATGGTTGGTTTTGCCATGCAACAGCCTCGACTGATGGTTAGAACATCTGATGTTGCATATGCGACTGAGGGTGACACCTTCGTTGTTTCTGGTGTTACTTACTTGAGCCGTGTGGTTCAGGATGACGGTACAGGAATGACATTTATTGTCTTGGAGAAGCAATGAGCCACCTGAGACAACTGATTCGATCAAACATTGTCGCTGCTGTGACTGGTTTGGCTACGACAGGCAATCGCGTTTACCAGACTCGGATTTACCCTTTGGAGCAGTCCAAACTGCCGGGGTTGTGTGTATATACACGGGCTGAGACAACTGAGTACGCGACCATCAGTCCACCTCGTAGACAAGAGCGAACACTGGAAGTTGTTGTTGAGGCATACGCATCTGCCGTGTCAAACCTTGACAACACATTGGACACAATTGCCGTACAGGTAGAGGAAGCATTGGCTGCTGACCTTACCCGTGGCGGCTATGCAAAAGACACCAAGGTAATTGCTTTTGAAGCAGACTTTGACGGAAGCGGGGAGCAACCAGTTGGTGTTGGGCGTTTAACGGTTCAGGTAACATACACGAATCGTGAAAACGAGGTTGAATCCGCTGCTTAATGTGGCAAAATATCATCATCTTTAAGGAGGCCAATTATGGCTAATCACACAGGCTCAGAAGGAGTTGTAAAAGTTGGCTCCACCACAATTGGTGAGATTCGCTCGTACAGCATTTCAGAAACATCAGACACAATTGAATCCACAACTATGGGTGATTCAAGTCGGACATATCTCGCTTCTTTAAAGTCATTTAGCGGCTCTATGGATGTGTATTGGGATGAACTGGATACAGGTCAGACTACTCTTTCTGTTGGAAGCACAGTGACAATTAACGTCTATCCAGAAGGTGCAACGGCTGGACAATCTGAAAAATATTACAGTGGAAGTATCATTGTTACCGGAAAAACAATTAACGCATCGTTTGATGGAATGGTTGAGGCTTCAATTACATTCCAAGGTACTGATGCACTTTCCTTGTTAACTCTTGCTTGATGGAGTAAAAAATGGCTATTCATACTGGCTCTGAAGGCACTGTTCACGTTGGCACTAACGCAGTTGCTGAAATTCGTTCTTATTCATTGAGCGAAACTGCTGATACCATTGAAGACACATCAATGGGTGATTCGGCGCGAACCTATAAACCATCTCTAAAGTCATTTAGCGGCTCTATTGATGTTTTTTGGGATGAGTCTGATACAAACGGGCAAGTAGCTTTGGCTGTTGGTTCATCTGTGACTATCAAATTCTATCCAGAAGGCGCTACAACTGGTGATACCTTTTATTCTGGCTCTGCAATCGTAACTGGCAGAACAGTCAATGCTTCCTTTGATGGAATGGTTGAGGCTTCAATCACTGTTCAGGGTAATGGTGCATTGAGTGCTGGTACTGCATGATGAGAGCTATTGATCGAGCAAAAGATCATTTCAACTCCATCCAGATCAAGCGCATTGAAGTGCCTGAGTGGGGGGACGAGAAAGGCCCATTCGTTATCTATTCCAAGCCATTTACTTTGAGAGATCAGGGTAAGTTGCAGATGGCGACTAGGAACAGCAACGAGAGCGAGATGCTTGCTGAGTTGTTGGTCATGAAGGCTTTGGATGATAAGGGTGACAGCATGTTCACCATTGAAGACAAAGTTTCCTTGAAGACCCAAGTTGATGCTGGCGTCTTGGCTCGGATTGCATCGCAAATCATGATGGTGAATCCATCGGAGTTGGAAAAAAACTCCTAAACTCTAACGAGAGACAGTTCAAGTTTTTCCTTGCCGATAAATTAGGAAAGACAGTATCAGAACTTGAACAGGAAATGTCTCTTGAGGAGTTCATAGAGTGGCAAATCTGGACTAAATTGCAGCACGAGAGGTCTAAGAATGGCAAATGAGAAAATAAGATTTGATCTAACTGCCAGTGACCAAACTGCTGCGGCTTTCAATGCGATTCTTGGTCGGCTGGATTCAGTTGATAAGTCTGCTCAGAAAACAAGTGCTAGTGCGGCCAATGTTGGTCGTGCTTTCACTACTGCGTTTGCCGGTATATCCATTGGTGGTCTTGCTGTTCAGTTCAAGCAACTGACAGACGAGTTCACCAGCGTTACCGCACGGCTGAGTAACGTCACAAGCGGCACTGCAAACTTCATCAGTGTTCAGCAGCAATTGTTTGACATCTCGCAAGAGAACAGGACAGCGTTTTCACAAACGACTGACTTGTATTCTTCTCTTGCTCGTGCAACCAAAGATTTGGCTGTACCCCAAGAAACTCTGATTACTCTTACTGAAGGTATCGGTAAGGCGCTGGTTGTTTCTGGTGCTTCTGGTCAGTCTGCTTCTGCTGCGCTGATTCAATTGGCGCAAGGCTTCTCTGCTGGTGCTTTGCGTGGTCAGGAATTCGTTTCTGTCCAAGAACAGGCTCCTGAAATTCTGAGGGCTGTGGCTTCTGGCTTGGGTGTGACTACTGGTCAACTCAAGAAGATGTCTGAAGAAGGCAAGCTGACAACAGAAGTCTTTATTGATGGTTTCTTAAAAGGTCTTCCAAAGGTTGAGGCGCAGTTTAAGAATATGCCTGTGACCATTGGTCAGGCTTTGACTCAGGTTAATAACTCAATTTTGCTGACTGTTGGATTAATTGACAAGATGACTGGAACGTCATCTGCCATTGCGACTTGGATTACTTCTTTCAGCAAGGGGATTGACCAACTTGTTCCAAGCATTGAAAAGTTAAAAGCAACTTCAGAGATTGCTGGTGCAGCTTCTGAGGTTTTGAAACTTGACTCTGCTTTAAAACAACTTCAGTCTCAGCCAAAGAACGCTCAAATGTTATTGGGTATTGATGTTGAGAAGCAAATAAAAGACACAGAAGATAAGCTCAAGCAAGCCAAAGACAGATTTAATGCGATTTTGCAGAACCAAGAGTTCGACAAGGTTCGTACTGGTTCTCGCAGATTCTTTGA